GAGGACTTGAGCGCAACAGAAAATTTTGGGCAGACCCGGAAAAATATTTGCCAAAGTGCAGAAGCAAATATTTCAAGAAATGGTAGGAGGTGAGGAAATGAAGGAGTTGACGACAAAGCAAGAAAAATTTGTCTTTGAATTTTTGAGAACAGGCAATGCAACTCAAGCATACTTGAAAGTATACGACGGAAAAAACAAATCCTCAGCCGGAGTTTTCGGTTGCCGACTGTTAAGAAATGATAAAGTTAAAGCGGAAATTGAAAAGTTACGCGAAGAACTGAGACAGAATTATCAATTTGAGCTGGCTGATTATGTCAGGCAACTTTTAAAAATAGTCGGAGCGGATATTGGCGATTATGTAAAATTCGGCAGGCGCGAGGAAGAATTTGTAATAAACAAGAAAGGAGACAAGATAACAAAAACAGTGAACTTTGTGGACTTATCGGAAAGTGACGCTGTCGATACGTCAATCATTGAGGAAATCAAACAGATAAAAGGCGACGTGACAATCAGATTGATAGACAAAACATTTGCGCTGAAAGAATTGGCGCGACTTTTTGGTTTCGGCAGTGAGCTTAATGAAACAGAGTTACCTTCAATTTTTGTGGACAATGTGAGCGTAGAAAATGAAAGCTAATGTTATCAAATTGCGCGATGTTATCGGCGGCGGTTACTCCGACTTCTGGAACAGCAAAAAGCGTTATGTGGTGTGCAAGGGCAGTAGAGCGAGCAAGAAGTCAACGACAGCCGCGCTGAAAATAATTTTGAAGATGATACAGTATCCGTTGGCAAATACTCTGGTTGTCAGGAAAACTTTATCCAGCTTGAAAGATTCTTGCTACGCGCAATTAAAATGGGCGATAAATCGGCTGGGCGTTGAAAGATTTTGGAAATGCACGGTAAATCCTTTGCAGATGACTTACTTGCCGACAGGACAAAAGATTTTGTTTCGCGGTTGCGACGATGTCAACAAGATAACATCAATCACGGTGGACAAAGGCGTATTGTGCTGGGCGTGGCTTGAAGAATGTTTTGAACTCGACGAAGAATCATTCAACAGAATAGATGAATCACTGCGCGGCGAGTTGCCGGAAGGATATTATATTCAGCTGTTGATAACGTTCAATCCGTGGGATTCAAGCTGTTTTTTGAAGGCGAGATTTTTCGATAAGCCAAGCGAAAATGTTTTGGCTATGACTACCACTTACAAACAAAATGAATGGCTGTCTGCTGATGACCTTGCTATGTTTGAGGAAATGAAGCGCACAGACCCTCAACGCTACAAAGTGGCAGGAGAGGCAAACTGGGGAGTGGCAAGCGGACAATATTTCAGAGAGTGGGATGAAAAATTGCACATCGTCAAGCCTTTTGAAATACCTGCAGAGTGGATAAAGTTCAGGGCAATGGACTGGGGAATGGCGAAACCTTACGCGGTGTTGTGGTTTGCCGTAGACTACGACGGAAATATTTTTGTTTATCGCGAACTTTACGGCTGGGGCGGAAAACCGAATGTAGGCACAGGCGAGACGGCAAGTCAAGTCGGCAAAAGAATTGCGCAGATTGAAAAGTCGGAAGAAAATTTATCCTACGGAGTACTGGACAATGCGTGTTGGGCTAGAACAGGAGTAACAGGCGAAACGATAGCCGAAGCAATAAACAACGAACTTTACGCCAAGAAACTCGTGACTTTCGGAAAAAGCAGTAAAGGCAGAGCGGAAGGAGCAAACGCGATAAAGCAAAGATTGACAGGGAACAGAATGGCGGACGGAAGTTATAAACCTGCGCTGTATTTTTTTACGAACTGTATCCACTCGATAAGAACAATTCCAATGCTGGGTTATGACAAACACAACGGTGAAACGTACGACACGCAAGGCGAAGACCACGCAGTTGACGCTTTGGCTTACGGACTTATGAGCAGACCATTTGCGCCGACAAGAAACAAAGTTGAAGTGCGTGACAGATACAAGCGCGAAGTTAAGCCGACAAACTGGAGCATTTAAGGCGGTGAGATATTTGGAAATAAAAATAAAACTGTTGCCGACAGATCCATTGTATAAAACGCAGGGCGTAGGAAAATACAGGCAATGGTTTAAGGATGCGGTGGACTTTTGGCACGATTGGCAAGAAGAAGCGCACGAAGATTATGAATTTGTGGAAGGCAAACAGTGGAACGACGCGGATTTAGAAAGATTGTCAGAAACAGGACGTGCGCCGCTGGTGATTAACAGAATAAAGCCGTTAATAAATTTGCTAAGCGGTTATCAAAAATTGCACAGGTACGACTTAAATTTTTTAGGCAGAACGCCCGACGATGTGGAACTTGCGGAAGTGCGGAAAGATGTCACGAAATATATTTGCGACCGTTGCGGTTATGATAATGAGGAATCGGCGGCGTTTGCAGATATGGCAATAGGCGGCTTGGGTTGGCTGTATGTCGGCTACAAAATTGATGAAGAAACAGGCAAAGGCGAAGCGTTTATTCAGCGCGAAAATCCTTTTGGAATTTATCCCGACCCCGAAAGTCACAAGACAGATTTTTCAGACGCGAAATATATTTTTCGAGCGAAGTGGACGGACAAGGACGAATTGAAGTCGATTTATCCAGAACACACAGCCGAGATTGACGCGCAATTTGCAATTTATGATTCTGCGGAGCGAGAAAATTCGATTCACGATAACGAACTTTTATGGTATAAACGCGAACTGCAAAAGGTCAGACTGGTTGAATGTTGGTACAAACAGCGCGAAAGGCAGAAAAAAATTATCCTTGCAAACGGCGAGGAAATTTCTCCCGAAGAACTTATGCCTGAAATGTTTTTCAGCGGAATGATAGCAGGCGAAAAAGAATTTGATGCAACAGTTGTAAAATGTGCGGTATTTTTTGATACAGTGTTGCTGGAAGATATTGCGTCGCCCTATCAGCACGGAGAAATTCCGCTTGTGCCTATGACTTTGTTTTATTACGGTATTGGCGAGGACGAGATACCTGCAGGAATAGTGCGCGACTTAAAAAATCCGCAACGCGAAATAAACAAGCGCAGGATTCAGCAACTGCACATATTAAGCACTACAGGCAACGACGGCAGTTTTGCGGAAGACGCAATAAAAAAAACTCCGCGAAGGAGCTTTTCAAGGAGTTTCGTGCCAGAGTTTAATTTTTTCTTTGCGTTTTCTTCCGCAGGTAGTGACTTTGGGATTGAGTAAGAATTCAGTTTGTCCGTCGGTTTTGCGTTCTTTAATGTAGTTATGTTCTTTAAGCCACTTAAAGCCACGCATAACATTGTCGTAAGAAATTTTTAATTGGTCGGCAATAGCCTGTTTTGTGGTTTTAATTCCACCTTCAAAAGGTTGTTTCGATGAAAGACTTAAAAAAACTTTCAGTGCAACGGATGGAGCCTCCATTGCCATTTGAAAAATAGGTTTTTTATACATAATCATCCAATCATCTCCGTTTTGAGTGCCGAAGGTGACAAAATCTTTGTAAACTTCGCCGGTCTCAGCATCAAATTCTGTAACTTGCTTTGCTCGTCTATCCATAATTGTATCACACTGCCTTTTTTAGATTCAATAAGGAAAAATAAATGTAAAATCACGGGGAATTTTCGATTTGATTACCGCAGATTTGCGGTAGACTATAGGCTATAAATGTTATTGTGTCAAAATTTATTTTTTTCTCTTCTGTATCTATGTATGCGTCTACTCTTTAGTTTGTGAAAAAATTTAGAGGTAATTCGCTGAATCGACTAAGACTGCGCAACGTCCTGTTGCTTGTCAGTCGATTTAGCCGCGCTGGGTACTGTGGCGTACCCAGACCCGCCTGAGCCAAAAAATTCTTCGGACATCACGTCCACAGAATTTTTCGACTATGTAAAAAAATTTGGGCACGTCGCCCGAACTACAAGCATAAATGCAACAGCCAATGCAAAAACCTTCGCCACAGAATAATCAGCGACCTTTAACTCAACCTGCAGTAGAAAATTTGCTTGCGGGAATAACGCCTGCACTGTGAGGTGATTGAAATGTTGAGCATAAAGACAGCAATACAAAGAATACGCGGCGCAATTCACGATTACCAACACATAAATTACAGCGACGCTGAAATTTTATTGGTGATAAATGCAGGAGTGAGATTTATCCGCAGGACGATAGCTGATATTCAGCCGGAAATTTTGATGAGCGAGTACAAAGGAATCTTGCAAAGTGGCGAGGATTTAATTCAGTTGCCAAAACGTCCGCTGACAATAATCGAAGTCACGGCTGGCGACAAAATTATTTCAAGCGTCGAAACAGATAACAGCGAAAAAATTTTTAACAACACGAACTTGATTTATGATAACTTAACGCCGATTTACACAAAGCACGAAGAAAAAACATTTGCGGAGTTCCAACTTCAAGAAACAAATTTACAGCACTTGCGAAATAAAAATTTGCAAGGCGAACACGCAAAATATTTTTATCGCGTCGGCTTGCAGAGTTTGAAAATTTTTCCTGTACCAAAAAATGAGACAGCTTACACGGTTTGGAAGATTGACGACTTTGAGGAATTAAATTTTGAAGATGAAACGCCGTTGCTTAATGACTTCGATGATTTTTTGATAGAATTTGCGACAATGCGCCTTTCGATTGACAATGAATATGACGCGACGCAGGAACAACAAATTTTAGCGGCGATACAAAGTCAGATAGCGCAAATTTTAACGCCGCCGCCGACTTCCGCTCAAGTTAAAAGTTATTGGTGAATTGTGAGGTGAGGAGATGAAACCTTATGCAAAACACGGCGAAAGGCAAACAGTCATAGCGAAAGCAGATTTCACAGGTGGCTTGAATACAGCGGCGCAGGCAGACGGAATAGCAGAAAATCAGTTGGCGGACGTTTTGAATATGGAGATTGACGTTGCGACAGGAAAATTGCAAACGGTGTCGGGAACAGTTGACGTGTTGGAAAGCGAAAATATTTTTGCGGCGATGTACGACAAAATCAACGAAGTAATCTTGCTGTTGAAAACTGATAAGCAAGTTTACTTCGCAGACTTCGAGGGAAATATTTCAGAAAGTCTCGGCAAGTTGAGCGGAAATTTGTATCCGAAGTTTGCGGAGTGGGAAGACGGAATAATAATAGCGAGCGGCGGCAAGTTGCAATATTTCAACGGCGAAGAGTTGAAAACATTGGACAGTTCGCCGTTTTTGATTTTCGACGGCAAGAATGTAAGTGTGATAAATCAGTCGCCTGTAGCGGAAGAAGTTTTTGTTCGTGCGGGGAGAGTTGGATTCACAAGCGGAAGTAAAATTTATTACAGTGCGATAGGCGATGAAAATAAATGGCTTGACGACGGCAACGTTGACGAAAGCGCAAAGTGGATAGAAGTCGGTTACAAGGACGGCGCGAAAATTACAAGTGTGATGTCACTTTCAAATGATATTTTTGTTTTGAAGGACAACAGAAAAGTCTACAGATTGGCAGGAGAATATCCGCAGTGGCAAACGGCAGAGACGGCAAGCGAAGTAAATTGCAGAGGCAGGTTGAGCGTTTGCAGAGTAGGTGACAGCGTTTTTGTTTTGGGCGAAGACGAAGCGTATTTGATAGAAAATAATGTGTATGGAACAATGCGCCCTGAAAATTTAGCGTTACAAGTGAGAAGTGAAACACAAAAGTTGCCGAGAAATGCGGCGGTAAAATTTTTGCCTTCGCTGTGGCAAGTATGGATAGTTGGCAACGAAGGTAATGTACTGGTGTTTGATTTGCGCCTGAAAAGTTGGTGGAAGCGGAAATTCAATTCGACAATAATTGATGTGTTCGAGGTCGGCGAAGATGTTTTTCTTGTGAAACAAAATAAAATTTCAAAATTGGACAGAGGAACATTTTGCGACGACGGCGAGCCTTTGAGTTGGAAATTTTTGGCGCAAAGATTAGTCAGTCATCACGAATTTTTATTGAAGAGGTCGCGAGTGACAATCGCGCCGTTAAACGCAGAAATGTTTAGCGGAAATATATTTGTGGGACAGGTAACAATTCCTTTGCCGATACCAGACAAAACAATTCGGATTTATGGAAATGCAAGTCCGATATTTGACAATGCAACGCAGGCAAACAAAGAAGGCAGAAACAGAGGTTATATTTTGCCGCAACTGCCTGACGGAGTGATTTTCAGAAACATTGATATGATACACGAAAACAGGCACAAAATATTTGCAAACGACAGTTTTGAAATAATCAGCCGCAATGTTTTTCGAAGTAAATATCTGGACGTTGGAGGGCGCGGCAAAGGCGGCAGATTTATTTTGCAAAGCATAGTTATGGACGTGGCGGAAGTGTAGGTGAAAAATGTGAAATACAATTATGAAGACCCGAACGCAATCAGATACAGTTCGCAGTCGTTGTTGCCGAACTTAGTGCAAGTGCCGAAAGAAGCACCGACACAATTTGCGAATCAAATGAAAGATTGGACTAAAGGACAGGTGGAAGATAAAGCGGCAATGATAGGTCTGGTAGGTGCGCCGCTGGTTTTAGGCGGAGTAATTCCGACAGTGCGTTATGGAGTTACGATTTCGCCGAAAGCCCAAGCAACGATAGCGGCATTGGGCAATCTGCCGATTGGCAGAAACATTGTAAATTTTGGACAGGCGGCGGCGAATAATCCGATGTTGCAAAAAGCAGACCGAGCGGTAACAAAATTGATTGATTGGATTTTTTAAGGAGTGGGAAAAATGACAGAGTGGGCAATAACAGATGAAATAAATTATGCGCCGAACGGCGACACGATAGCGATGTTCTCGCAGAAAACACGCGACGAATTTATTTTGATTTACAACTTGCTGAACAGATTGAGAAAACTGGATGCATCGGCTGGCAATCCTGCGGACACGACGGCTTATCAGTTGCATATCGACACGGCGACAAACAAATTGCAAATGCGAAATGCGACTAATACAGGCTGGATAGAACTGGGCAAGGTCGGCGAAAACTATTTTGGCTTGACGGCGGACGAAATAAGCGCGGTGAAAAATACAGGAACAGTGGGAGCAATTTATTCCGGCAATGACACATTGAAACCAAAAAGCGCGAAAGCCTATGACTTGTATTTTGCATTTTACACAAAGAAATTATATTACTGGACAGGTACGACGTGGGAGCTTTTCTTGAGTTTAAATTTTGAAAACTTGCTGAACTACAAAAATTATTGCGTGTCGAAAGAAGAAGTTGCTTACAGCGGCGCAGATAAGATACTGCGACTTGACGCGAATACAGGAATGGCAAATGTTTCGATAACAGGAAGTGCGGCGCAGGTTGACGGCAAAAAATTTTCGTTGTCAAACGCGAATGATAAAGACGTAATAATTTACAATGCGTCGTCGCAAAGTTTCATCAATCAACCGAAAAGTACTGCGTTGTCTGAATATGCAAAGACAAGTGACCTTGCACCGTACGCGAAGACAGCGGACGTAGAAGTAAGTTTGAGCGGCTACACGAACACGACAGAATTAAATACCAGATTGGCGAATTACGCATTAACAAGCAATGTAGAGAACAGTTTGGCAAGTTATGAGAAGACAACGGCAGTAAATTCAAAAGTGGAAAGTTTGAAGTCAGCAGTCGAATCCAACTTGTTAAGTTACGAAAAAACATCAAGTATAAATGCGAAATTGGCGAATTATGCGTTGAGTTCGGACGTGGAAACCGAATTGATGAAATATTCGACGACACAGGCAATAAATAATTCGCTGGGAAGTTATGTTACACAAAATAATTTGACAAATATTTTGGGCAATTATTCGACGACAAACGCGATAAAAAACAGCTTAAGTAGTTATGCGCGAGAAATTGACGTACAAGACAGTTTGTCGAATTATTCAACGACGGCAGAGATAGGAGCGTCGCTTGCTGCATATCCGACAAATGAAGAAGTAGCAGTAACATTGAGCGGTTACACCAATACTTTAAATTTGAATACAAAACTTGCCGACTATGCGAAAACAAGGGACGTGTCAATAAGTTTAAGCGGCTATACAAAGCAAATCGAATTAAATACAAAACTTGCGGAATATGCAAAAACAAGTGAAATCGAAAATAGCTTGAGTGCATATTCGCCTACCGAAGATATAGCAGAAACATTGACCTCATACGCAAAGACAGAAGAAATGAACGACAGATTGACGAATTACGCTTTAAAAAACAGCGTGAAGACCAGTTTGGCAAATTATGACAAAATAGTAAATGTAAATTCAAAAATTGCAGGATTAAAATCGGAAGTTGAAACCAGTTTGTCGAGTTATGAGAAGACAGTTGAAGTTGATGAAAAGTTATCGAATTACGCATTGAGTGCAAACGTTGAAACAAAGTTTCTGGAATATTCGCCGACAGCAGACATATTGAACAGCTTGAGCGGTTACACGAAAGCGTTTGACTTGGCGAGTGCAACGGTGACGGCGGCAAAAACAGCTAAAACTTTAGAAACCGAGCGCAAGATAAGCATTTTGGGAGACGCGACAGGCAACGCGAAATTTGACGGCAGTAGAGATGTAACAATAAGCCTTGTAGTGAATAGAGCAGATTCGGCAGGGCAAGCGGGAGTTTGTGAAACGGCGGAATATGCGGAAAGTGCAGGAATAGCGATAAACGCAAATCACGCGAATGTTTCTGAAGCGTGCAACGGACACTCCGCGACGGCAAACAGAGCGGCGCAGGCAGACCAAGACGGCGCGGGAAGAAACATAGTAGCGACATACGCGACAAAAAAAGAAATGGCAGAACTGGAAGGTAAATTATCGAGTGTAACATTTTCGATAGTGGAAGGGAAATTGGTAGTTACGGACGGCGAAAAAACATATCAATTTGAAGGGACGGTGTTGTGATATGGAGGAGAAAAAGATACAGTTGCTGGGCAATGCGACAGGCGAGGGTGAATTTGATGACAAAGGCACAGCGGCAATAGTTGTAGTAGTGAATCGAGCAATGACGGCGGCAAGTGCGGACGCTTGCACGATGGCAAATTATGCGACGAACTCCGGCAATGCGATAACTGCACTTTCGGCAAGCACAGCGGCAACTTGCACAGGAAACTCGGCGACAGCGACAAAGGCAGAACAGGACGGCGCAGGAAACACGATAACCAAAACATATGCGACGAAAGAAGAAATGCGCAGGTTGTCGGAAAAAATTCCTGCGTTTACTTTTACGCTGACAGGCGGAGTACTGACAATCAGCAACGGCGACAAAAGTTATCAGTTTGTTGGAACGGCGGTGTGATTATGAAGAGGACTTTGGAAGAGTGGATAAAGATTTATGAAAAGAAAACCGGCACGGAATTTAAGGCAGACCCACGCGCCAAATTGCAATTCGACGCTGAAAAAGGCTTTGCGGAAATTGGAGCGGTAGAAGGTATGGTGGTGATAGGGCAACTGTGCGGCGACGCTAAGCATTGGAAAAATTTAGCAGAAAGATTGGCGCAACAACTCGGTATCAATCATCTTGGGACGTGGTGTATTCGCAAGATAGAGCCGTACATAAAATTTTTTAATGTGGAAATAGAGATGACGGAAGAGGCAGGCGAAGGATTGAATTTAAAGATACAGGCAAGAAAGCATTATTTTCGCCGCGCTCTCGAAATTCGGCAGGAAATGTGGTGTATATGGTGACGTGGGAGATTTAGGAGGGTGGGAAATGAAATTTAATTTGCAAAGATTTGGAGGCGGCAAAGGCGGCACAACTATACAATCGACGTATGAGCCGACAGAATTTGAATTAAAATTACAGCAACTTGAAGTCGGGTACACGGAAGCGATAATGCCAAACGCTTTAGCACTGAACAGCAAGGCAAAAAATTTACTGGACGCGGCAGATGCGGCAATGACAAACATAGCGGCTAGCATAGGCGGCTTTGCAGAATCAGCCGCAGGAAGAATAGAGGCTTACATAAACGCAGACCAAGAGGCAATAGAAAGAATCAATATAGATTATCTCAGTCTAGCCGAAAACATCGACACTTTAATAAATGCTGCCAATTCGGATTGGTTTGATTGGATGCAAGAACAAGGAGAAGTCAGTGCTAATAATATTGGCAACATAAAGTCAGATATGCGAAATAAAGTTGAAGGTTACAAAAGCACAATTTCAGCCTATGACACAAAGGCAAACGGCTATGCAACGCCAATCAAGGCATATGAAGACAGGGTAAGTGATTATAATCCGACAATCACGGCGTACAATTCCAGAGTGGCAAATTATGACAGCACGATTTCAGCGTATATTGCAAAAGCAGATAATTATTCAGTTCCAATTAGCAACTATGAAGACAGAGTAAGTGATTATAATCCGACAATCACGGCGTACAATTCTGAGGCGGACGGTTATTTTAGTTCAGTTAATGCATACAATAATCACGTTACAGAAGTAAAAGCATATTACGACCCGACGATAAGCGCGGAGGCAAACAGCGCACTTAAGACAGCTGAAACAAATTTCAATTCATTGTATCCCGATGCCGCCAATTCTTACGACACAATTCAAAGTGGTTATGCAAGTGCGGAGCAAAACATCAGTGCGAAGACAAGCAGTTTGCCGAGTGCGTTAAACAGTTCAGTAACATTGGTATCTGGAGCATTGGACACACTGACAGGTGATTACAAGTCGGCGACGATAACAGGAGCAACGCCGGGTACTTCGATGAAACACGACTTAACAAAAGTATCGACGACAAATTACAACGACTTGGACGCACTGGCTCCGAAGTTTGCAGACGCGGCGGACAGAATCAATCCCGAGTTGGACACAATAGCAAGCAATGCACAGGGCTTGACGACGCTGGGAAGTTTTTACAACAATCTTGACACTTTGATACCGGAGTACAATGCAAATTACAAGTACGCAAATTCCGAAGACACAATACACAGCAACTTTGAGAAATTGATTGACGGCAATTTACCTGAGACTTGGCAAAATCATATGGAGCGGTCAATAAAGACAACGTTGCAAAACACAGTTGGAAAAGTGGTAAACGACTTGGCAAGTCGAGGCGTTTTAAATTCATCGGTAGCGAATCAAGCCTTGTATGACATAGAGCGAAATGCAAGTGACGAAGTTGCAAAGCAGTATTTGAATAATATACAAACTGAAAGTCAGTTGGTGCAAAATCGCTGGCAGGTGAAAGAGCAAGGTTTGAATGACCAACGCTTGATACTTGACGATATGTTGAGCTTTTATGTGCAGGGCTTGAATTTACAACTGCAGGCGAAAGAAAATAAATTCCAGAATTTGATGAACGCTTTTATGGACGAGGCGAATATTTACAATTATCAGCTGAATAACAGCAGTCAAGTATTGACACATCAGGCGACATTGGCGAACAACAAATTTACTGCGCAATCTTTGGCAATAACTTCTACTGACCGAATGTACGAACAAATGTTGCAGGATAAATACAATATGCTACAAGGACAGTCGGCAAGTACACAAGGTAAGTATGGAGTGTGGCAGAGTGCGTATCAGCTGAATCAAGATATATTTGCCCGCAGGTTGAGCGAAAAGCAGTTGAAGATACAACAGTGGAATACACTTTTGCAAAATCAGCACGACGGTTACAGGTTACGCGACAATATGCTGAATCAACACGACAACTTACTTAGACAGCGTGATTCAATCTTTCAGTTACAAGATAGTTTGTTAAGACAACGCGACGGAGTATATCAGTTGCAAGATAATTTACTGCGGCAAAGAGACGGAATATCACAAGAGCAAGAT